CCTTGTACAAAACAATCTAACTGTTTACGAAGGTGGTACATTTGGAAATAGAGTTGGCGTCAAAACAGCCATACCCGCATATGATCTAGATGTCCACGGAACTTCCAATGTTGGTACATTTACCGCAACAACTGGTACTTTTACAGGTGATCTTGAAGTTGATACAAATGTTTTGAAGGTTGATGCAACTTTAGATCGTGTTGGTATAAAAACGGCATCACCCACTGGAGAACTTCATGTTGTCGGTAATGCATTTGTAACTTCAAATATTACCACAAGCTCAAATGTTATAGTGACTGGTACAGCTGTAGCTACTTCAAAAACTACCGGTGCTCTCCAAGTAACAGGGGGTGTGGGTATAAGTGGCAGTGTATATGCAGATGCAGCTTACATTTCATCAAATCTAAACGTGGATGGTACAACTCTTCACGTGGATTCCGTTTCTAATAGAGTGGGTGTCGGGAAAACCGACCCAGGATTTACATTAGATGTAAATGGGGATATAAACTTTAGTGGTGGATTAAATCAGGGTGGCTCACCATTTGTAAGTACTCCATGGACAATAGAAACAAGTCCCGATGCCTTGAGCTACACTTCGGGAAATGTTGGTATTGGTCTCTCCCCCAATTACAAACTTGACGTGGGTGGGACCTCAAATGTGGGCGTCCTCACGGCGACGAGTGTAACCGTACCAAATGACGGCGACTTTGTGATGAATAGTAAACCCATCCAGCCAGCTACAGGTCTCTATTGGGATCGGGTAAACTCAAGACTCGGTGTGGGAACGGTGTCACCAGGCACCAAACTCCATGTGGCTGGTGGTACAATCATAAACTCAGACGGTGTAGCCAAGAAAACTTATTCATACACAGGAGATTTGAGTGCTGGTCAGACAGTTGCTGACTCAACAATTAAGATTACGTTCAGCAACCATGTATTCTATGCAAAGATTGTCGCACATCTCGTTGAATCTGATAACGAAGTGAGCACACTCTCTTTAGAATGTGGTGGTGGTAACTGGTCGGCTGGAACTCCCCTCGCAATCGCAAAGGGTCCACAGGCTATATTTGGTAGCGCGAGTACAAACCCATGGAGTTCTACGGTGACAACATCGGCAACAACGGTAAGCATCAAGCCAACAACAAATATGGCTGTCGCCGGGCACTACAATGTTTTTATTGAATACATTTCCCAACATAGCTCTGGGGTTGTATCAAAAATCACAGAAGGTGCAACGGATGTTGTTACATTTGGATACTAAAAATACCTAATTTATATTTCGTGGATGCTTCCCATTTCTTATAAATTATATCATACCAGGGCGTTTCCGCGCTTCACATGCCTCAGAAAAAATTATAGTGTTACTGTAATAGATGGCGACGACCAACATACAAAGTTTTGCTGGTGATGTTGAAGTTTCTGGTGAGTTGACTGTGACGGGTCAGTTGAATTCCACAACTGGCTCCGATAAGGTTAAACTTACGGCGACAACTGCCAGTGAGACGGATTATATTCCATTATCAAGGGGTACAACTGGCGCCCAACCACTTTATACGGATTCAAACTTAACATACAATCCAGCCAACAACGTACTTGCTGCTAACCTCAGTGGTAACGTGGCAGGTAGCGTGACAGGTAACGTGACAGGTAACGTGACAGGTAATGTGTCAGGTAACGTCTCGGGTAATGCGGCATTTGCCACCAATGCGACTTATGCGACCAATGCAGGTTTTGCCACCAATGCGACCAATGCGACACACGCGAACGCTGCGAATACAGTCGCATTTACTGATCGGGATGCTAATAATGAATTAGATTATATTGCATTTGTTTCCAGTCACTCGGCGGGTGATAAGGCGTTCTATACAGATTCAAACCTGACGTACAATCCAGCAAACAATTACTTAGTTGCAAATGTACCTTATGCGACCAATGCGGGTTCCGCCACCAATGCCACCAATGCGACACATGCGAACGCTGCGAATACAGTCGCATTTACTGATCGGGATTCTGTTGCTGACATAGATTATATTGCATTTGTTGACAGTCACGCGGCGGGTGATAAGGCGCTCTATACGGATCAAAACCTGACGTACAATTCATCCACCGGCGCAATTGCTGCTAACCTCGTTGGTAACGTGACAGGTAACGTCTCGGGTACTGCGGCATTTGCTACCAGTGCGACACATGCGAACGCTGCGAATACAGTCGCATTTACTGATCGGGATTCTGTTGCTGACATAGATTATATTGCATTTGTTGACAGTCACGCGGCGGGTGATAAGGCGCTCTATACGGATCAAAACCTGACGTACAATTCATCCACCGGCGCAATTGCTGCTAACCTCGTTGGTAACGTGACAGGTAACGTCTCGGGTAGTGCGGCATCTGCCACCAATGCGACTTATGCCGCCAGTGCGGGGGCTGTTACTGTAAATACCGATTATACAAGATTTGGACGGTACGCAGGTGAGACTAATCAAGCCTATGGCTACGCCTGCGCTATAGGGTACAAAGCGGGTCAGGTGAGTCAACGCGACTACGCCACGGCTATAGGGCGCGAAGCGGGGAAGACCAGTCAGGGCGTCGCCGCCGTCGCTATAGGGAACCTCGCGGGCGTCTACAATCAACCCGCGTCGTCATTTATGATGAAATCCATCCGCGACGCCAACGGTGCTGAGTATCTTCACTATAATTCGACGACGCAAGAAATCGTCAGAGGCCAAGCCTATTCTGACGATCGTCTCAAATACAATGAGAAGGTCATCACGGGTGCCATAAAATCACTATTCAAATTGCGACCCGAAGAGTACGATAAAAAACCGTCACTCAAACCGTCACACACGGGACAATACTGGAAACGCGAATCGGGTCTCATCGCCCAAGAAATCTACTACAATGCTCCCGAGTTCAGACACATTGTCCGAGTACCCCAAACGGCTGGGGATGTTGAAAACTACACACCTCCACCCAGCGACGATCCAAACCAGGATCCCGACTATTCCATGTGGGGTGAAGATTCGCCTTCGGTCGACTATAAACAGTTCGTCCCGTACCTCATTAAGGGTATTCAAGAGATTGTGACTGAACTCCCTCGGCCCAAGACGACCGTGTCGAACGCGTGGGGGCAAAACATCACAAGTCTCATCGTCAGTGCGAACGCGAACGCCCATAAGACGAACACAACGCCCATCGTGGCCCTCTCGAATGTCTACATGGACAAGAAATGGTACGGGGTTGTTTCGGAGAAGAAGACCGATACCAACGATTACGATACACTCGTGGACACGAAGGGTGACACTCAAATTTGGGTGACGGACATGGGCGGTCCCCTCGAATCTGGAGACCTCGTGACCACCTCAAATGTGGCACCTGGCTACGCACAAAAACAAGCCGACGACCTTCTCCGAAGCTCCACCGTCGCCAAGGTCACCCAAGACTGTGATTTCACGGAACCCGCACAGCGCCCCATTCGCGTCCCCAAACGGGAACTCTCCAATGTGACATACTACTTGAGAGTGACTGAACAAGACATTAACCTCGATTCGTACGAAAAATTATTTGACACACAACGAAAGATTGAAAGGACACCCGTCTATGTAAAGGAAGTTGGTAAATGGGAAGGAGATGAACAGTTTTTCCATGGAGAAACCCAAGTAAGTGAAGAAAAATACTTAACACTCCCAGAAGATGAGAGATCCACTAAATGGATCGTTGAATTGGAAGTTGACGACTACGAAAAACTCAGTGACGAAGAAAAGGTGGAATACACACTCGGTACCAGAGAACGATGGTTCGTGTTGACTACGACTAAATCTAAAGTTCCACTTCCCGAACACGATGAAGAAATCATCGTCGAAGAACTCGTGGATGTCCTCGATGAAAACGGACAAATCGTATGGGAAGAGACTGCCAATACGGTGCCAGTGTACACCCTTGTGGATCACGGTACCTACAAGGCGGCGCTTGTCTCGGCGAAGTTGGTCTAAAGTTCCACATCCTTCGGATGTGTCCCGAGCGACGCAGTCATTCGTACATAAAAAAAAGACCTTATCAAACACCAATTTGATAAGATCCAGACTTTGTCAAGCTTAAAAAAAACTCTCGCTATACTATAAAATGTCTGGTGGTATCGCTCAACTCGTGGCCGTCGGTGCTCAGGATGCGCACCTTGTCGGTCAACCCGAAATCAGCTTTTTCCGCTCAACCTACAAGCGACACACAAACTTCTCCCAAACTGTGGAACGTCAAGTGATCCAGGGGAATGTCTCTAATGGGGGTATGTCCACCATTCGCTTTGAACGCAAGGGGGATCTCCTCAGCTATGTGTACCTTGTCCCCAACGATGGCTCCGCGGCCCAGGGATACAGTGCCACCGACTGGCGCACAAAGATCGATAAGATCGAACTCCTCGTGGGTGGTCAAGTCATTGATGACCAGGACTCCACCTACTCCACCCTCATTGCCCCTGTGCTCTCAGCCACAAACTTATCCAAGTCCGTTTCGGGTGACCTTTTCGGTGGTGCCAACACTTCCCGATTCTACCCCCTCCGCTTCGCGTTCTGCGAAAACCTCCAAACCGCCCTTCCCCTCATTGCTCTCCAGTACCACGATGTGGAACTTCGCATTA